TTAGTAATTCTGTTTTTGGAGTGAACTTGAATTCATTTGCACTTGGCATCTTATGACCCGAGGCATGTTTTTTAGGTTTCTTACCACTCTCTGTTAACCATTCTTTAATATACTCTTTATGTAGTACAGGGAAATGGTCTTTGATAAAATTTACACTAGATGTGGATTTACCACAATTGTGACATTTGTATATAAAACTTTGTTCTACAACGAAATGATACCCACGTGCTTTGTGTTTATTCTTTTGAGAATCTCCACAATATAAACACCTGTGATTCAGTGTTGTATCACCCTTCCATTTTGCAAGCTCTAGAGAACCCACACACATAGAAAGATATTTTCTTTCTAACCATAGCATACATTCATTATACATGAATACATGCTAAAATACAAGGTGTTTTTTAAACTAAATTAACCGTCGATTAGAGCTTGAACACGTGCTACTTCTGTGTCCCAAGCTGCTTTTGAAGTGTCATATGATGTCTGAGCAAGAGCTCTTCCATCTGTTCCTTCTGCTGGAGCTCCGTCCATACTTGGTTCTGTTGCTACCAATTCTGCCATAAACTCTGTTAGAGTCATAGAATCTGATATTGCCATTATACTTCTCCGTTATGTTCTGTTGTTGGTTCTTCTACTTGATGTTCTTCATGAGACATTTCTTCTTCCATTTCATGAATAGGAGCCATATAAGCTGCCCAGTCGTTTGACCAATCATCTTCTTCAGTTCTCATCCACTCACCTGCTACTGAGTCGTAACATGCATCTGTATCGATGTTAGTAGACAAGTTATACTCGTCTTCATCCATGTCATTTGGTTGCATCCAACACTGGTAGATACAATCCCAATAAGCATCTTCACCAAACCCTTCTGGGCATGGGTGAGTTGGTGTTTCGGGATGGATATAATCACCTTCACTAGACTCTGTGAATACTACAGAATAGTCCTCGACATTTTCTTCTTCGTGTGGTATATTACCAAGTGTATGTTCAATATCTAACAACATTCCACGAATGTCGTATAGTAAGTGTTCGATTTTTAGACGAGGGTCTAAGTATTTGTCTGACATGATTTCTCCTAGAAATATTTATAATTGTATTTAGTCTTTTTGAAGTTTCTTCACTCTCTTTTTTGGTACTTGAAGCACAATTCTTTGTGTTTCTCTTAACTTTTTAGTATGTCCTTTTCCTTGTATCAATCCTAATGATGTAACCAATAATAGAATTGCCAGCGGGTCAAATACAAAAATCAGCATGTAAATTACCCATCGAACCGCGTTGTCAAGGTACTTGACAGAATCCTCTTGTCCGTATATTACCTCTGCAATATACTTGATTGGGCCTACTTCACGTTCTAAATTGAGGATAATTTGTTTACTCTCAAACATCTCGTCTTTGTATTCATCTATTATATCATAGGACTCATCAATCAACAAGTTGAATTCATCGGTCTTTGCAATTATCTCATTTGAATCACCTGTAGATGATTGTTGTAATCTCTTTATCTCTACATTTGCATCAACAATAGTCTTCTGTGCTTGCGCTCTATACCGGTCAATGGCACTCTGTTGTTCTGCAATGTCATCTCTTATCTGTTCTCTTTGAGTTGATTGTTGGTCAAACAACGTATTTGCCTGTTGAACATAGTCTATAACTTCTAACTCATCCTGTGTAAATACTCCCCCTTCTGAGGTAGTAATAGTCTCAATCCCTTTCTCTCTAAGATTGCTTACAGCCGTGTCTAGTGCAGTCACAGAACCCCTTAGAGATGTTATTTGACCCTTTGCATAGTCTATATCCCCTTGAACTCTGTCCCATGCACCATCTCTAATAGTTTCTTGTTGTTTGATAGACTCTGATACATCTATCTTTGCACCCCCAAGATTGTCTATCCTGTCTTGATAGGTTTGTATCTTGTTCTCTTCCCTTGCAATCTGATTCTCGATTCTATCAACAATAGATTGTGCTTGTGCAGTATCCCCTGTTTGTTCTGAATGTGCTTTTGATAGGTATCCAAATATACCCAGTGATGTAATTAACATGAGAACGAATACTGAAAATACAAGATAGTATTTCATGTAATTGAGTTTTTCCCATGCAAGATGTAGATAAGCTGCAGTTACGACTTTACCAAATTCTAAAGCACCTGCCATAATTACAACACCCATGAAGGCACCAGCAAATATTGTTGCAAGACCTAACACTGAGAAATATGCAGCTATTGATGCAATTCCTAGGGACGTAATTACCGCGAGGTAATTCAAAAATCTGTTCATAATCTATCTCTTGATGTTTCTACGCAAGAGAGTATATAAAGCATTTGGTTCATACTTTTTATTTCTTTTATATCTCTTCTTGAAACCAATACTACTTGCATCGGTTGAAACAGCTGCACCAGTGGCATTCATAGGTGCATCTTCTTTTAATTTTCCGAAGTTCATGAATTCCATGAGTTCGGATGCAAGTTTTACTCCTGCTTCATAATCTGAAGGATAGTGTAATCCTGCTATAACTCTACCAAACCCACTAATCTTTGCACCGTTCATTAATCCAGCACGGTGTTGTGGGTATAATCTACTATAATACTCTGCAACTACAAATGGTTGGACTGTATGTCCACTTGGGTATGAAGGTGTCTTTGCAGTATCGGTTACATATCTTTCAAAATCCATACCTAATTCTTCTGCAACTTGATATGGTCTTGCACGATTGAAGTGATTCTTATGATGTTTGATTATAGGCTTACACTGGTCTTCAAGATACTCTACATCATCTACATCATAATCTAAGTCCTCTTTATTCATATATTCTTTGATATAATAAGTTGAATCTTCATCACATTTAAGATATTCTTCTTTTTGTTCTTCTGTTGCACCTGTAACGTGTTTCTGTATTTCTTGCAATTCTTTAACAACTGCATTACCTTTAGGAAACTGTCCTAACATTATAGTCTCCCAACCTTCACTCCATATCTCTAGGTTTTTGTACTTTGCTTTTTTAAGTTCTTCTTGTGGTTTGAAGACCATATGGTCTATGTCTTCATCTAGAAAAACTGAGAGGTGTTTATTAGTATACGTCATCTTCTGTTACCAAGACTCTATCTTCGTTGATATAACCAATGTAAACATCTATTCCAAATACTTTAGAATGATGTTCCATGATTGAAATTTCTGATTTGTGTGGATATTCTATATCTAACTGTTCTAATCTTCTACGTAAGTGATACACTCCACCAGCCTGTAATTTACCGACTGACATAGATTCTTCTAGAACCTCTGCATCTACCTTACCCAGTTCTTTTAGATGTCTATAGAACTTCTCACATAGTTCTTCCATTTGGTCTTCTTCTAACTCATTCTGTTCCTTCAACATAAGAAGTGCAACAGCATAAGATGCAAATTGTGATTTACCAAATGGTACCTTGTTTATTATTTTCTTTAGATTGAATACTACACGATGTAGAGGTGTCAAGGAAGCTTTCTCTGCAGAAGTTTCGGGTTTGTTGTCAACCATCTTTCCGTCAACATCTATCTTTTTAATTCTAGTTCCTTTGTTGTCGATAAACCCAAATTTATATGCCTGCATCTTCTCCCAAGGTGTTGTCAACATCTTGAGCATTCTAAAGACTATTAAAGTATCTACTATTCTCATATATCTATTTAGGTGTTTTGAGCAGTGGAGCTCCCAAACCGATTCGAACGGTTGACCTACTGATTACAAATCAGTTGCTCTACCAGCTGAGCTATGGGAGCTTACAATTCTCTCAATCTTTGTGCAACCACATCGTCAATTGGTAATTCGGGTTCGAAGTCCTGTGTGATGTAATCTAGGTATAGTAGTAAGGTTTTGATTGAAGACCAATATCTATCTTCTTTTATTTTGAATCTCAACATTCTCATACATGGTTCGTGTCCAAATACATTGAATAGACATATAAGATGATTGAGTAACAGGCGTTCTCTTAGTTCACCACTCTCATGGTATCTGAATAGTAATCTTTTAAGATATCTGAATCTACGTAAATCCTCTTGGAAGTCTTCCATGTCCTCACATTGAGGGTCATCATAGTGCTTCATAGCATATGCAGAAAAGTTTTTTGCTGTTAGTTTGTCAAAAAGACTCATAATATAATTTTAAATAGTGGTCTACCATGGTATTTAGTAGACCTCTAAGGAAGGTTTTAGACCAATGAACCGTATACTTTGTAACTGTTGTTCATTAACCTTTCGTATTTCACATTAAGTGAAACTAGTTTTTCTTCTTTTTCGAACTCATCATGTGGTGTATCCACTGATTTTCCAAATGTTTCACCATATCTTGAGAAAGAAAGGTCAAACTCTCCACTTTCGTTGAACTCAACATCATCATGTTTCATCATTGCAAGTCCAAGTTGTTCGAGTTTTGCCTTCATTTGTTCGACTGCAGCTTGTGGGTTCATGTATTCTGAACTTGCTGTATGTCCTAAGACAGCATTGATTTTAGCCTTAACTTCTGCATCATCAATGTCGTGTGGTATTTCTGTTGAAGAAAGTCCACCAACTTGTTTTGTTTCTGTTATGAATTGACTGAATTTTTTCATAATTTTTTTCCTATTGTGCGTCGTAGTAATTTTTATTTAGTTCACCACGAACTATTGTTTCACCGACTTTTCTACATTTAATGTAGACTCTTTCTGTATTACCACCAATCGATGTAAATGTTCTAATACCGTTTGTTACAGTTCCGTTGGATTCGGAGTATGTTTCTGCATCTGATTTAGTTGCAGCGTTATCATACTCCCAAATTCCACCCGAACCTGTGACTGCTACGTACGCCATTACTTAACTTATGCTACTGCAGTAAGTGTACCAGCTGCAGTTCCAATACCTGCTATTGAGGTAATTGTTGATACAGTTGAAGTACCTTTGTCTTTAATGGTTCCACTGTTTAGTGATACTGGGTTTGCACCAAAACTTAGTACATCATCAGCTGCAATCGCTGCATTCGCTGCACCGTATGTAATTGTGAATGTAAGTTCATTAGTACCTGTTCCACTTGCATATGATAATACATGTGGGCCTCTTCCACTTCCACTACCTTGGTTACCGTTAGTAACTGATAGTTGAGGTGTTCCAGTAACGTCTACTGCTTCGTTAAATATAACTTTTGCAGATAGAGTTCCACCAGCAGAAACGTCCCATCCAGTTGAAACCCAATCGATATCAGTGATATCAGCTGCTCCAAGAGCAGTTGTAAGTGCAGAACTAGACCATGCGACTAATACTTCAGTCAATGTTCTTGAACCCACTACTTTTTTTAATTCCCAACCATATGGTTTAGCTTGAGTATTTGTTTTGTCGGCTGCAGATAACCAGTTAGGTTTTGATTCTGAACCACTTGTATGTCCCCAAAGTGCCATTTTATTTCTCCGTTATAGATTTATTTAGCGACTCTTAATATTGTATCAAAAGTCTTTTTAAAAGATTTTATATCTTTTTGTAAAAGTCGTGAGTATTTATCTCTTAAGGCGGGCTTAACAGACATTAATGCCTGATAAACTTTGGCTGCATCTTGATGCTTTACCTTCAACTTTTTCATATCATCCGTTCTTACTTCCGTATCTCGTTTAGTATCAATCATTTTTGATAACTGAACAAGAACGTTTGCATCGGGTCTTAATTGCATTCCCTTTGCTTTTGAGTTAAAAGCATCGATTGCTCTATCGATAACCTCATCCTCTTGTGCTTCTGAATACTTTCCACCAGCCATTGTACTGATTTTCTGTATCATCGCACGCAATTCTTTCTCTGATTTTGCCTTTGATACTGCACGTGCAATCTTCTTATTGCCACCGTCACTCATCATTGCAAAATCTGAAGCCTTCTCCATTACGGCATTGGTCTTCTTTGCAGCGTCTTTTACGTATCCTAACTTCTTAAGTTTCTCCTTAAAAAGTTTGTATCTCGCATCACCTTTGACGCTCATTTACTTCTCGTCAAAGTGTGTAATTGTTGAAGGGTCACCATATGATGATTTACCTCTTGCAACTGCATCAAAGTCTCTGAGTTTCTTCTTAGTTCCACTCATAACGATTACTGTATCTTTCTTACCTTTATCCATAGTAATCTTTAAACCCATCATTTTTGCAGAACGAATAAATTTTTGTTCTTCGGGTTTCTGCATTCCTTTAACTCTGTAAGTAATCATCTCTTCTGAAATAGTATCTCCTTCCATGTTGTCACCCATTTTCTGCATCATTCTTTGTGCAAGGTCGACAAGTGTAGAGATATTTGACTTCTCCATTTTCTTTTTGTTTTGGTCGTTTACTTTACTGTAGATTTGTGTAATCATTGATGCAGTAAACATATCAATCATTATACCACCAACTTTAGCTGCACCTTTAGTGTCAACAATCTTTTGAACATCTGGCATAAGGTTTTTACCTTCTGAGATTGTTTCTTCACCTTTAAGTAATTTACCTGTTTGAAGTGTTCCGATAAGTGTAACGACTTTATCTCTTGCATCTAAAATTGATTTATAAGTATCGTTGTGTTTTGTATCTTTGAGTTCTTTATCACCCATTCCAGTGATTTTTTGATAACCTTTTAATACGCTTTGCATATCTTTAGAAAGTTTTTGTACTGCTTTAATTTCTTTATCAGTTGTTTCTGATACTTCTTCTTTCTTATTCTTAAGAGACTTACCTTCTTTTAATCCTTTTAGATTACCACGGTATTTGATTTTATCTTTACCTTCTTCTACTTCGTCTTCTTTAACTACTGCTTGACTCCAACCACCACCGTGGTCTTCTGCGGTCTTTAGTTTACTTAATGATACATATAAAGGTTGCAAGTCCTTACCATCATCATAATCGGATGTTTTACTGTAAGTTTTGTCAATCATAAGACCGACTTTGTATGCACTTGAACCTTCCATTGGTGTTGAGTAAACTGGTTTTTGTTTGATTTTGTTTTTCTTACAGTATGCATCAATCATATCTGTTGCTTTAATGAAGTCTTTCTTGTTTTCTTCTGAAGTGATTCTGTCTCCTTTACCACCTCTGAACTGAATGTAGAAATCTACACATCTAGGATACTGTTTGTCACTGTAAGGTTTGAACTTCTCGGAAATGATGCCTTCATCAAGGATGTCCATTATGAAGTCTTCTACATCGTCTTTATGACCAACTGCTCCAGTTGATGATGCCCAACCTATTAAATCGTCTTCTACCTTTTTAGGTAAATCTTTGTTGTTCTTTCTGAAATCATCAATTGCTTTTCTGTGTTTTGTGATGAGTTTCTTCCAGTCTTTATCTCTTGGATACATTTTGATTACTTTTTTGTAATCTTCTTGAAATTGGAATTCTTCGTTTGCATACTTCAATGCATTCTGAACTTCTTTTGATTTTAGAATCTTATCACCGTAGAACTTTTTAATTTCTTGTCTTGCAATAGTGTCTGCACCACCAAGGTCAAGTGCAACTTCTACAGCTTTCTTAACTTCGGGGTCACTGACTTTATTTCTTCTGAAGTATGTAGATACCTCTCTACCTGTAAGTTTTTGTTTCCCATATGGGCCCAAAGGATTGACTTTACCATCCTTATCTAAAACTTTCTTTGCTTCATGAAATAAATTCATTCTACTCTCCAAATATTGCGTATGATAGAATCGCATCTTGCATGATGATTTCTGCCATATCTTCTCTAAACATTGTGTCGCCTTGAAAGTCTTTTACAAACTTTTCATGCATTCTATTTGTTAATACGATGTTCTCTTCGTAACCCATAACTTCACACTTCTTTAAGTGTCCTTGTATCAGTTTACCGTATTTTTGTGAATCAGGAAATTCTTTCTCCTTCTTCATTAATTTTGTAAGGTCACTTAAAATTTTATTTAACTTAGGTGCCTTGTAAATGAAAGGTTTTTCATTACCGTGCTTTGCTATAAGAGCATCTACTTGTTTGTAATAATCTCTACTTGCCTCAGTAACAGGGGTTTTTAGATTTTTTTTTTCATCACCAAGTTTGATAAACTTCTTTGAAGGTTTTGCTTTCTCTTCTATTCCTTCACCGAATGCACCCATAAGAATTTTCTCAAATCCTTTGTCTTCTTTAATACCTAGTTTTTTGATTTCAGCTTTGATTTTTTTGTTGATATCACCAACTTCTTTTGTTGCAACTGGGCCTTGTGCAACTAGTTTTGCTTTTTGCATAAGAAGGTCTGAGTATTTTGCATACTTTCCAGCCTTCTCGTTGAATGTTTCTGTCTCTTCAATTTCAACTGTTTCGGGTAACTTAACTTCTATTGCTTCTTTCTTTTCGTCTTTACCTTTCCAGTTCTTATCGATATAGTCATAGAATTCTTTTTCTTTATCACCTTTAAGTTCTGCTGGAGATGTTACTCCGAACTTCTTAAGTGCGGATTGGAAAAACTTCTTGTAGTCTCCACTCTCTAATACGATTGCATTGGCAGCTGCAAGTAAGTCTGCAGATAGACCATGTCCTAATCCTTCAAATTTCATTGTTTTAATTCCCCTTTTTCGAAGTAGTCAAACATTTTCTCTTTACCTGCCTCATCGAGACGTAAAGACTTTGCAAGTCTACCTAACATGTTTTTTTCTGTAAGTTTTTCTACTGTTTTCTCAAAGGATAAATTTTCTTCTATGACTTCTTCTTGAACCTCTTCCATTGCTGGAAGTTCACCCATCTTTGCAGTCATTCTTTTGAATCCTTTAGGATTTTGTTTCTGCATAGCTTGTAGAACTTTGACATCTGTCATGTTCATAAGATTTGCAATACCACTGACTTCTTTTTTGTCCTTAGTTTTGAAAAGTTTAGAGATTTTATCTCCCATTCCCTCTTCAGCAATAAATTCTTCTATATCTTCTACTTCGGGAAGAGTGTCTTCAACTTTTTCTTCCTCAAGATGAGCTACTAATGCTTCAATTTCATCGGAAATAATATCCTCTGCAGTCTTTTCTATCGTGCCTTCTTTACGTGGTTCGACATAGTTACGAACTTCGTCTAATTTCTCTTTCCAATTTTCTGATTTATAACTCATAGTCTTATTTATGTAATTCGTATCCTAACAACAAGATTTCCTTGTCCTTTTATCAACCTGTGGTAGGTCATTTTAGGAATATAATACTCTTCTCCTTGATTTAATAATATAGGTAACTCGTCATCATGTTGTAATGACCAGTTAGTACCACTTAATACACTAACCTGTCGAGACTCTCTGTCTCTATGCCAGACCAGTTCTTCTTCCAATACACTGTCTTCGAACTCTCTTATAACGTAAGGTACACCTGTACCATGTTGTTCCTCTACCTTTTCGGTGTAAGGTTTAGTCGAGCTCTGGATGGTAGTTGTCTGTTTTTCTATTGTATCCATAGTAACCAAAATCGTTAGGCTCTAAATCGAACACTTTTTCGACATAATTCTCTGCAACATTCTCTGCATATGTCTCTGAATGGTCATGCACCTTTCTTGTTGCATTCTCATTCCTTTTACTGTTTGTAAGGTCTACTTCCCAACCTAAGTCTGTTTTAAATACTTCTGCCTTTCTGTTATCCTTAACGTAACTGTGATATAATTCTCTCATAATGTAACCTACACCTATATTTAGACTACCAAAAAAAATCTCCCCCACCACTCAAACCTAATTGTTTTGCGTAGTACGGTAGTCGACATGCCCAATAGCCTGCCGTAGTCTTATCATTCTTTGTGTCACACTGGTGTCTTGCAACAAAAGATGCTCTTGCCTTCTTGTTATTCAGTTTTACTTTCAACCCTGTAGTATCTCCCCATGAGATTTTCTTAATTTTATCTCCGTCCTTTACATAGACATAGTATTTCTTACTACCACCAACTTTAGGTGAGTTGAGTTTAACGTCTTTCTTGTCTTCTTCTTCCATAATCATAGGACAATCTAAAGGAACAATGTTCCCTTCGTATACTTCGAATTGACCTAGGTCTGTTTCTATGATTTGTTTGTCGACTTCTGTGAGTGTGTACCTGTCTTCAGCAATAAGCTTTCGTGCTTCTTTGATGATTTCAAAGTACATCATTGACCCCAATCGGAATGGGTTATCTGTAAGGTTGATACCTTCTGACTGCAAAGACTCTAATGTTTCGTCTATTGCGACTTCTCTCAGCGTTTTCATTAATCTTCCAAGTCTACCTCTTCGAACATAGGCATAAGTGCTTTAACGACTTGTCCCATGACTGCTGGGTCTATATTTGCAATAAACTCTGATTCTTTTCTTTTAAGATTTTTGATGTTTTTAATTTTGTTGTGTATATTAGTATACTTTGCTTCTTCAAGGTTTTTACCTTCATCAATCATACTGTAAGAAGACATACCAAATTCTTTATGTATTCTATTGAGTAATTTCTTTTGGTCTTTTGGTTTAACTCCTAAAATAATGAGTGCGTTTCTACCGTCTTTTTTATATTTGATACCCTCGTCATCAAGCATCTTCATTACTTTTGCTCTATATCTAGAGTCTTGTGAAATACCAAATATTTCATTTACTTCTTCAAGTTCTTCACCTATAGGAACACAGTTTGGTACTTGTTTACCATTTTTCATCTTGAACCCTTTCTGAACATAACCATCCCAACATGCTTCTTCTAGTTTCTCTTCATTATAAGGAAACCCTTTTAATGGATTAGGATACTTAGAAGAGAAATGTTTCTTCTGTCTCTGTTCATTGACCACTTTAACTTGTGATAGATACTTCTCTACTTGTTGGCCTGGTGTATCGTCTTGATACGCCTTTAAAGTTTCATCGGTACCCACTTCGTGTACTCCGTTGTTTGTTTTATTTCCACTCATTTGATACCTCTTAGTTTTAAAATAGTATTATAACTTTCTGATTTCGTTTCTGCTTTCTTTCTGTCTGCATCACGTTTTGCTTGAATTTGTTTGTCTGCTGTCTCTTTCTCTTTCTGACCATCGATTCTTTCTGTTTCTCTCTCGTGTCTTTTAGTTAAAGCTTCAAGTTCATCCTCTTGTCTTAGTTTAAGTCTTTCAAGTTCACCTGCCTGTTTTGCTTTTAACTCCGCTGCATCTACAGCTGCATCTTCGAATAGTTCATCACCTTCTAGATTGTCACCGAACTTAAGAAATAGTTTACCTTTCTCTTGTTTCTTATCGGTAACTTTATGTTTAATCATTGCACCGATTGTGTTGATGAGACCAATACCTTTTTCGGGATTCTTTTTGAGTTCATCTTCCATTTTTTGACCAACCTTTTTCATGATTAAATCAATAATATCACGAGCACTGGTAACTAGTTTTCCTTCTTGGACTGACTCAGATGCACCAGCTTTCTTTGCAAGGTCTTTATCTGCACCACCCCATGTTCCTTTACCTTTAGTAATGAAAGAGTTTACTCTTGCATGTCCCCATTGCTCTGGAGTAGTGCCTGGCCTATGACCAGTCTTCCATGCAGCCACACCTCTGTTATAAACCTGTTGTAGGATACCTTTGGAAATACCCGATTTGTCAGCTTTCTTTGCAAGTGATTTACCAGCACCTTCGTACATATCTTTATACTTCTTAGTGTGTTTCGAAGGTTTGGTATCTGCATTATGGTCGCCAGGTGCAGGGCCGTCTTTCTTCTGTGCAAAATGAGCTGCACGTTTTTGTTTAGTAGACTTAGACATTTCGTCACCATCAGCATCCTTTGCGTAATACTTAGATGGTTGAGTACCTTTACGGTCTTCAATATCTTTGTCTTGTTTGACTTTTCTTTCGTTAAGTATAGAGTCTAATATGTCCATAGTACTATTTATCGTTTTTTAGCATCTAATTCTGCTTGTTTCCAGTTGAGGGCTTGTTTGTTACTAGGGAATGAACCACTCCAACCTAGAAGTTTTGTGTATAGTTTGAGAGATTTCTTTTCTAAAGATTTAAGGTCTTCATCATTTGTAATCTCTACATAATCTCTACCAAATATCTTTTTCAATGCATCTGCATTTTTTCTAGATTTATCCCAGTCTTGTTTAACTATTTCTTTGGGTAATTTTCTAGGTCTCATTTCGTTTCTTTTTTGTGCGTTGTCTAATGATGCACTGACAAATAACATCTTAGACTCATATCCTAGTGCATCTAATGATTTCTTATATTTTTGTATTTTAGATATGTTTGCACTAGTAGTATCAAATATCATTCCAAGTCTACCACCAATATAGTTGTTCATATTCTTTGTAGTGATATTCTTTGCTTTTGCACGGATAGGGTCAACTTTATCAAAGTCTGCACCACGTAAATCAAGTGACATTCCTGCCTTCTTTAATCCATTTTCAAAAGCTGCATCTGTATTAACTAACTTTAAACCAAGTGCTTTTAGTGATAACTTTTGTACCACTGTTGACTTACCACTTCCAGGCCCACCACTAAAGAACACTGCTTTGAATGTACCTTGGTCATAGACTCCTTCATTAATTAAATCTTCAATCATATAATCGGGTAGTGTGGATTCTACGATACCCATTCCTTTACGGATATCTTTGTATAGTTGTTCTACATCTTTTTTATTTCTAGATGGAACACCTTGTGCAAATGCTTTAAAGTCACCAACTTCTGCAAGAGCTCTTAACTTAGATGCACTCATTCCACTTAGGTCATCTGCATCGGGGTCTCTCTCTCCTGCTGATACAATTTGTATATCATCAAATTTGTAGTAGCCGTGTCTTGCTTTTACTCCGTTGTATTTCTTGAGTAACATTTCGAACTCTTTGATTCTATCTGAACCAACTACCATCTTTACACGTTTAAAATTTTGTCTATGTAATTCATTTGCAATCTCGAATACAGTACGTGCTTGTACGTCTGCAACTATCTTACCAAAGAACTTCTTAAGATATCTTACTTTGAGTTTATGGTCTAATGGATTTTTCTTTTTGTCGTTTGAATGAGATGAGAAAAGCATTGGTTGATAACCACCGCTGGTTTCTTTTTTAAGCTTGTCTACTAATTTTGCATGACCTGTTGTGGGTGGATTGAATCTACCGAATGTAAATACAACACCCTTGTCTTTTGCTTCTGTTAAAAATTTACCGAATTGTTTCATTACTTATCCCAATTTTTGATTGCAGTGAAGTTGTTAAATGCAAATTCCATACGGTCTACAAGTTTAACAGCTTTACCTGTTCTGTCGATTGCAACGTAACCTTCGGGGTTAACTGCTTCGAATCCGTTTGCAGTCTTTTTGAATGTTCCGATACTCTTTACTCTATTTAGGGCAACAATAATAATCTGTTTTGCAACTACCAAGTGACCCATGAAACTAGTAAGATTAGTAATAAACTTTTTAAGACCTCTAAGTTCTCTTGAAAGGTCTTCACCAATCTCTGTTTTAATTAATTTGTGTTTCTCTGTTTTAACACCACCAACAACTTTATCTTTCCAATATCCTTCAAAGTGTTTAATGTACCCATCGAATGATGGATTGAACTTACCTTGTCTGATTAATGAGTTACAGTAAGTCTTATAGGATGCACCAGCACCTTTCTTTGTGATAGTCATCTGTATATCTTGAAACTTCTGTAAGTCTTTCCTAGTAATACCATGGAAAGCTTTACCTGTTGCAGTCAACTCTTGTGTTAGTTTGAGAGTCTCCTTTGAAGTCATTGAACTATTACCACTGACATCTTTGTATGATGCATCATCTATCCATACATCACTACTAGAACCTAATTTAGATATGTTTGCACCAAATGATGCACTCAATCCTTCTATAGTACTACCCTCGTATGTGGTGTGGAATACAATGCCCATCTTAGAACCTGCTATAACTTTACCAAGGTTTGAGGATTCATCCACTGCATATAAAATTGTGTTTGGTTGAAATGTTATGAATGATTTACCATCTATCTTTTGTGTTTTCTTATCGTTTGTATACATCAAGTCACCTTGCATGACATTTGACCAAGATAGTTTAGATAGATATTTGAATGATGTTAAGAATTTCTCTTTGAGTTGTCCACTTAGTTCTTCTGCATTTTTTATATCATGTTCAGAAGTGTAGAACAATGGTGTCTTATTGAATAATGATTTCTTTGCAACAAAGAATTGACCAGTCTCGGGGTGTTTTCCACAGAAAATAGCAGGAGCTCCATCCCATTTAACAGTCATGTTTACAGAACTAGAAGAATTACCCTTCATCATGTCTCTTAGACCTTGAAGAAAGTTAATTGCACCACGACCACCATCAATTCCTTGATTGATGATTTCGTCTTCTAAATGTTCTAAATGTAGATTTTTTGCACTCATAATAGATATTATACACCAAAATGGTGTCCTTGTCTACTATTTATGCATTTTTTAGCTGTCTGCTAGGGTTGTATCACCAGCATCGATTCTTGCTTGGATGTGAGCCATGTCTGTTGTATAAGAATCTATTGAACCTTGAATGGTTGCAACCATTTCTGAATTATATTGAAAGTCACCTGCTGGAGAACCGTTTTCTGTTCCTTGCATTTCTGCATACATATCTACAAAGTGTTGGTCTAATTCATTTTCGTTTACACCTTGTGCATTATGCCAAACTAAGAATGCTTTTCTACCAGCTCCTGTCCACTCTGCTGGAGATGTAGATGATTTAGATGCACCAGTGAAGTAAGTTTTGTCCACTCCATTATGCCAATCCAATTGGTCTTGTAATTTGGTTTTAGCTGCAGTTTGAACTGCAATTAGGTCTGTAAGTTCTGACATGTATAACTCCGTATGTATTTACTGAATTATTTATGTTTTGGAGAGCGGTGTCGAATGTAGTTTATCATCGATTTTATCGATTTTCTTTGATATTTTCTTAGAGGCGGTATCGTTATTCTCTCTTTTGGCTTCTCGGAGTTTCTTCTTCAATGCAATTTTTTCTTCAATTGCACTTATCACATCTGTCGATTTCAAGTTAGTAGTCATAATATAGTAGTATTTATAGCATCTATATATTATCCAGTAATAACAGTATCTTCAATTCTCATGATATCAGTTCCCTTTATTCTAATGTTACCCGATAATGTTATCCTAGGATTAGTACTTAAGTTTGGTGATACTGCATGATAGATGTGTGATGGAAAGAAGTATAGAGTTCCTTTACCTTTTAAAGGTGGTACATAATCTACTGAGGTTCCGTAAGCAAGTAAAAACTCTTTTAAACAAACTTCACTATTAGAAGCATGTCTGTTCTTAAATACAATATGTGAGTCTCCAGCTTGATGTATGTAACACCATGAGAAATCAGAAAACTTATCACCTTGATGGTCATGTGCATCTTGGAATCCATGTTCTTCATATACATTAATCCAAGGAACTTCTAACACACTTTTCAACATTTGATTTGGGCCTAGAGATTCTAGATAGTGTTGAAATTCATCAAATACAGTATCAGTTACAACATTGTAATCTACATTATTATTCTCTTCCACACCTTGTGATGTTTTACATTTACTGAATGTAAATTCTTCTTTACATAACTCATCAATGTCTATGGTTTTAAACCATTCATCTATACCGTCTGAATTTATTGTCACTGCTGTTATAGGGTGTCCCCATAACAAATCGTCAGACCTTAAACTCTGAGAAGTCTCTTCGTTGTCCATCATTTCTTCCTCTATCAAATACAGGAACATCATCATTCTCAACGGCTGAGTCAATGAGTTCTTCCTGTGCTTCTTGTTCACAGTCATAGAGTTTCATTCTACTTCTGTCTACACCAATGACAAACCTTTTAAATACGGTTGGGTCATTGTATCTATTCTTTAATTGTTTTACTACCATTTGGTCTAGTTCTTCTAGTTCATCGGATGTAATTAATGCAAACATAAAGTCTGCAGTCGCTGGTAATCCAAATGATTCTGAAGTATCTGTTAGTTCCACATCTGTAGAACCATAACCACTACGTGTTGTTTGTGTTGCACTCATGATTGGTACATCAAACTCTACTGCAAGTCCTCTGAGTTCCTCTGCAATACTCTTAACTAGAGTATAAGAGTTTGCACCAGCTCCTGGCTTGACTCTTGCACTTGCACAGATATTTAGGTAATCGATATAAATCATATCGGGTTTAAAATCTTTCTTGATATTCAACTCTTGAAGTAGATGTCTGAAGTGACCTACATGAGCTGATGCAGTTGGATATTCTTTTACAATAAGTTTACCTTGTGTCTTCTCTTTGATTTTATCAATCTTTTTATCAAACTGTTTCTTAGATAAGTCGGGTAAATCTTTCATAGGAATGTTCAATGTATTTGAATCAATCCTCTCTGCAATTCTTTCCTCTGACATTTCCAATGTAATGTAAAGTACATTCTTGTTCATCATTAAGTTTGCAGATGCCATATGACACATGAACA